GCGTGGTTCGGACGCGAACTTCGTAGTAGCTGTAGCTCGCCGCGGTGCTGCTTGCCTTGACCGGAACGAGCAGCGTGTCACCTCGGGCGAGGTTCGTGACCGTGGAAGCCGCTGCGTAGTCAGTTCCGACCGTCCCACCCGTGTGGCGAAGGCAAAGCTGATTTTCGTCGGACCCGTACGTCTCCCAGTCCGCATCGGCAAAGACCTTCCACCAGCCCTTGGAGTCTCCGTTGCCAGAGCTTGCGCCCGTGTGGTGATTTACGTTCGTGACGTTCGTCGAGAACCCCGCGGACACCATCCGGTAAAAGTCGACTCCGCCGCCGAACCACTGGTTTTCCCCCGCTCCGCCCGACGAATGCCACGGCCCCATGTCGTTCGTGAGGTAGGTGCCACGGTCCCGCTTGGTCGTCGCGTCCATCAATCCGCGGTGGAGCTGCCGTTCGTCGTTCCCGCTACCGAGCAGCGTTCCGCCCCAATCCTGTAGCGAGATCACGGTCATCGCCCTGCCATCGCTGTCCACGGCGCAGTTGGCGTAGGCGGCGTCGTTCGTCGCGTCGTAGTTGCTGTCGTTGACCTCGGCGTTTTCGGGGGTGTGGGTTCCGGGGTTCGACGCATTCCAGCAGGGGAAGCCGACGAAGACGCCTTTGCCGAGGATCAGCGTCCCGTCTACCTCCATGTAGCCGTTACCGCAGTCGTGGATCGCGCAGTTCACGTCGTCGATCGTGTCGCGGTAGACGACCTCCCCCGCTGCTTTGCACGCGATGTCCGGCACCGCATCGGCCGTACACGTCACCGCAGACGAGCCGTCGCCGTCTGCGTCCCACAGGTACGCGACCTCGAATCGGCCGTTGCCGTCGACATCCGACGCAGACCCACCCCCGCTCGTCAGCGGAGCGCAGTCGATCGTCATTACGCTGCCACCTGCGGTCGCATCGGTCGCCACGGCCTTTACCCAGCGCGTGCCGGGGGTGAACGTGACGGCGGTCGTCGTCGAGGCGGTAAAAGCCTTGATGAGCGTGCCGGACGTGGCGGCCGTGGTCGCGGTCGTCACCGCGTACAGCGAGGCGTCGTCTCCGCTCGCCTGCTGGTAGCGGACGGTGCAGAAGCCGGACACCGAAATCGCCTCAGACTCCGAAGTGTCGCCTGTGGCGAACTTGACGACGAACGACTGCGTGCGGGACATATTGTTCGCAGAGTCGACCTGCGGCCTACTCCACGCTGGAGCGGCCGCCAGGAAAACGAGAACGAAAAAGAAGAGAAAGTGTTTCATGGCTAATTCCTCGAGGACGGCAGCGCCGTATTGATCGAAGTTCCGGGGCCGATCGGTTGGAGTGTTCTGTCTGCCGGGGGAGGCGCTTGAACGGATTGCTGCATGTCGATCATTTGGCCCTGGTCTGGCATCAGATTCTCGAATGCAAGGAATGACGTATCCATCACGAGCAACTTCTGAAGTGCCATTGCTCGCATCGCGTGAGGCAAGTTGTCGTCCAGAAGGTTTCTGTAGGACTTGAGGTACTTCGGGTCAGTGAGCCTCTTCGCAGCCCCACCCAGAGTCACGAAGAGGGCGGCGCTCGTGGCCGCTCGGTCGATGAGCTGGAAGAACGGGTTGTTCGTTTCCCCGAAGATCGCCGTCATCGCTCCGCTCGTGGGCGCAAAGGTCCGAGCTCCAGATCCAAGCCCACCCAGAAAGACGCGGCGCGTGACGAGCTGGCTTACGTCGGGGACGCCAAACTCGAAAGCCTGATCCGTCAGGTCGAGAAGCTGCTCGAGCTGAATCGGGCTCACCCCGGACTTGCGGAGCGCGGTGGCCGTGGCCGCGTACGCGGGGGACGTGGGATCGTCCAGCCCGAGATCCTTGCGGAGCCTCTTCGTGTCCGTGATGGGGATCGCGCCGGGGGACGAGATGGCGGTGTTCGCCCTGAATCTCGAAGCCAGCCACACGCCATACGACTCGCGGAAGAGCTTTTCGCCCTGACCCTGCTTCAGGTTCGTCGTCAGGATCTTGTGCAGATCGTTGATGACGGACGGCTCTTTTGAGTTGAAGATGGTCTTGACCGTCTCGATCGGGTCGACCGTTCCGGCTCGCCTGCCGAGGGACATATTGTTCGCCGTCACGGGAGCGGTCAGCGCGACTCTTCCAAACTCCTGGTCGATCGAACGAATCAGATCGCCGACACGGCCTCCGAAGAGGTCGAGCGAAGACTTGTAGAAGTCGTCTGCCTTTTTCTTGGCGAGCTTTACCGCGTCCGGACCCTGCAAGTTGTCGGCAAAATCGCGACGCATCGCCGTAAGGGTGTCGACGACAATCCCACCGGCGACGGTATCCGGGCCGCCAACCTCATCCACGAGGCTCTGGAGCCTCTGCATCGACCCTCTGAAGTCGAGAACTCCGGGCGCGGGATCGGAACCCCTGAGTAGCTTAAGTTCTTTCTGGACCTTCGCGAGATCACCTCGCGCCACAGGCTTCTTGATGACCGTTCTGGTGATTTCGTTACCAGAGGCGTCGAGAAGTCCGGTCGACACCTCCTCCGGTTTCCCGATCACGCGATTGATCTTCGCCAGATTGGCAGCGACCGTAATGCCTGTGTTGGCAGGAACGACTACGGCGCCACTGTCTGCCGCCGCTCTCTCGAAAGCCGCATACCTGCGCCCGTACTCCGATCTGGCAGCGACGAACGCCTCGCTCGCTCCATTCAGAAGATTCGAGTTCGCCCGAGCGACGCGACGGCTCGTGCTGTCCGATCCTCGTCCGGCAAGCGCCTTGATCTCCGGGGCGACGGCCGAGAGAACGCTGTTGTACGCCTTCCCGAACTGACCCGCGATCCGCTTCGTCTCCTCGACAAAGATCGGGTTGACGAACGGGAATCGGCCGACGCTCTCACTGAACCGCCTCGCGACCTGATTGCTCGTCACGTCACGAACGGACAGGTCGATGTTGTGGTCGCTCGCCATGCGGACGAGCTCGTTCGCTCGGTCCTCTGTCACACCCAGAACGCGCGCCAGCTTCTCTCGCGCGCCCCGTGCGCCGAAGACCGCGCCGCCCATCAGAGTCTCAATCGTGGCGTCGCCCAGCGCGCTCACGATGACATCGTTGACGATCCCGGGCGTCTGGGTTGCCGCCCTGGAGAACGCCTCCGATCGGCTCATCTTCTCGCCCGCGCCATCCGACTCTTGACGCAGCCTCTCGGCCTCCTCAAAGATCGGGGCCAGCCCGCCGCCGGCAAGCGCGCCAGCATCCGCAGCGAGAACAGACCGAGCGGCCCGCATGAGCGGGAAGACGCTCTTGCCACGCATCTGCGGGCTAGCGGCCATGGCTGCCGGCAGAATGTTCCTGACCGTCTCGCCGATGTCGTCCATCCGCGGGCCTTGGCCCGTCACGAGGTCTTGGATGGACTGCAACCCGATCAGGTCAGCAGTTCCCCTCGGACGCTCCGATCGGTCCATCGCCTGAATGAGGGGCCGCAGGGGTACGGTCACGGGGAGCTGGGCCGTCGAGAGCAACTGGTCGAGCGGATTGGACTCGACGGGCGTCTCGAGGAATCTCGGCGGGGGATGAATTCCCTTCTTCATCGCGCGCGATTCGGACTCGGTTCGGATGCGATCGGCAATCGCCTCCTCCGAGTTGTTGACCATGAACTCGTCGTCGGCAAACACCTCGCCCGCAACAGAGAGCGATTCGTTCTCGACGGCCGTCTCGAACGCATTGACGCGATTCGTGAGTCGGCTCACGGGATCGAACGTCTGGATGATCGCCTCGCGGGATCCGGCCATATCAGTTCTGCCTTCCGACACGGCTCATCGCCGCCGCCTTAGCCGCCCGGATCGCTTCACTCGCGGTCATGTCCTTGTCCCTCAACGCCTCGACTGGCGACTTCTCGGGCTGGATCTGAACCTGGGGCTGCCCGGGTGCCGCCGCCTCCGGCTGGATCGACTGAATGCTCGGGATCTCACCCACCGACAGGCGCCCCTTACTGTCAAAGCTGGCTTCGGGCCTGAGTAGCTTGATGGACCGCATGATCGAGCCGTTCGCGTTTTCGATCTCTCGGAGAGACGCGCGGATTCGACCCTTGGCGCGAAGCTGCGAGGTGAAGAACGTGTTCACGTCGGTGATGTTCCCGACCTCCTTCATCTCCTGAAGGGACACGCGGCCTCGGCTTCCTTCGACGATCAGGAACCACTTGAGCCGCGCCATGGCGAGTTCGGACGTGGAGAGTTCCCGCTGCCGCTCCGGGTCCATACCCTTCACCAGAACGGTGGACAGGCGCTCCTTGAGTTCGGCCGGCACGTCATCGCGGTTCATCACCTGCTCGAACGTCCCGCCTTCGACGGCGAAGAGCTGACCGATGTCGTTCACGAGGCCGACGGCATTCGACAGGAACCGCTCCACGTCCGCGGTAGCGCCGCCCGACTGAACCGCGTCGATCTCCTTCAGGTTCTCGACGAGGTTGACGCCGAGGTCGAGCCGTTGCTGAAGGGCCACGAGTTCTCGAGCGTTCGAGATCGCCCCCTCCGGCTGACCGCGCGTGAGCTCGAAGTCGCGCATCGCCGCAAGTCCGGCGGCGTCTTGCTTGAGTTGCGCCTTCTTGACGGGATCCTTCTCGTTCTCTGCCTTGCGAACCAGATCGCGGATCTGCCCGTTAAGGGCCATGAACTGCTTTGGCTGCCGGTCGATGAGCTGTTGCTCTTCAAGCTTCGACAGCGCGATCGAGTTGGAGAGGCTTCTGCCTGAAGCGGCGACGGCCGCCTCCTCGGCGCGCTGCTCGGATGCGAGCGTTTCGTCGAGTTCGATCTGAGCCGTTCGCTGCCGAGCCGCCTCCACTCCCTGCCCAGCCCCCAGCGTCGCGTCGATCGCCATGCCGCGATCCGCTCCTGGCGCCATCGCCATCTGCAAGTCCGATCCGAGCGCAAGCTGGGTCGCGAGGTTGGCCTCGGCCATGTTCGACCGGCCCACCTGATCGAACGTAGTCGGATCGTTCTGTGCGACGATGCCCGCGAAGTCCTGACCGCCGCCGTCGCCCATCAGGTCTTGCTCGGTGAAGTTCTTTGAGGTCACGTCCTGCGCGGTACGGCTCGCCGTGTCGACATCGGGCGCCATCGCGCGGAGCTTGTCCGCGAGGCCGGCGCGAAGCGTCAGCATGTCGAGCTTGTGCTTCTCGTCGGCGCGTGCTTCGTTCTTCGCGTCGATTGCCATCTGCCGAGCAAACTTCGCCTGCTCGATCTGGTCTTGAAGCGCCATCTCCTCGCGACGCGCCTTCTGATCGAAGAGCATCTTGACGAGGGTCGGGTCAACTGCACCGGCGTTTGCGTTGCCTTGGAAGGGCATGGTTAGAAACCCGACATCCATGGATTGTTTGCGTTCTGCGTCGCGTACTGATTCCCGGTCGATCCGGGGCCGCTGAAGTCGAGCCCGGCGGTCCGGCCACTCGTTCCGGTGTTGCCAAGCTGGCTGAGGTAGGCGTAGTTCCCGATCGCGCTACCCAGCGAACCCAGTCCGCCCGCAATGCCGTTCGCCAGCGCGCTCGAAGAGGTCATCTGAGCTTGACTCCGCAGCGCCGCCGCCGCCTGAGCCTGCTGCGCCGCGATCTGCGCGGAGTTCATCGAAGCCTGCGATCCGCTGTTTGCAATCCCGGCCGCTGCCGCCGTCGCCGGATTGAGCGCCGCTTGGATCGCGTTGGACATCCCTAGCTGCTGCTCGATGAGCCGGATGTTCTGGTCGAGCTTCGCGTCCGTCAGGTTCTCGAACATCGTCGCGGGGTTGAGTCCGCCGAAGTTCGCCATCAGGCCGAGTCGGCTCTTGAGATCCTCGAGCTGCCGCTCGTCGCGCGCGAAGAGATCCTTCGACAGCGGGTTGCCCGGCTGCCCCGTTCGCGCGAAGTCTGCGGCCCCACCCAGAAGCTCAGCGGCCGTTCCCGCCGCATTCGCGCGGTTCAAAATGGTGTCCGTGCGGATTCGGTCGAGGCCGTTGTCCTTGAGCTTTTGCATGTCGCTCTTGAACGCATCATCTTGCTCGAGAATCCCCTTCAAGTCGTCAAAGGTGATTCCCTGCTCTCGAAGCACCTTCTCTAGTCGACCGAGGTTCTTGATCGGGATTGGGTTTTCAAGCGTGTTCAGAACGCTGGCGCCCCACTTTCCTGTGCGCTTCCAGTCGTCCCACATATTATTCTTGGCAAGCCGGCGCCCCTCCGGAATCGTCGAGGGGTCCCTCAAGAATCCGGCAAGCTGCTCTTGGGAAAAGTTCTGACCTCCGGGGTCGAGCAAGAGCGACGGATCGCTGCGGATCCCAGTCAGCGCATTGATGACTCTCGCGCGCGTCTTGTCTGCCATCGGACTGGAGCGAAGCTGAGCAATGAGCTGCTGGTACGGACCCGGGATCGTGTTGATGTTCCCGAATCCAAGAGGGTCCAGGCCGGCGAACTGCGTGGCTTGCAGGGCGTAGTCGAGGGCGGGGGCATACTGAACACCCTTCCCCTGCCCGCCGGCTGCGCCGCCCAACAGCCCACCCGCGACCTGCCCGCCCGCTCCAAGAAGGCCGCCGATGATTGCTCCCCATGCCATGGCTAGATCCTTTCCACGACGAGGCGGGCGCGAGACTGCGTGGCGAGCCCGGTCGCTACCGTGGGATTAAAAATGATCGTCCCGGCGCCGTTGCCAGACCCCTCGGTGTACACGTCGGTCGTAAAGGCGTAGGTCGATCCGGGGGTCGGGTTGTCGACGATGTAGCTGAGCGTCACAGTCCCGCCGCTGAACTCGTTGTTTCCCGAGTAACAGGTTCGCCATGCGTACGGCCCTTCGACCGTCGTCGCCGGGTTGGCGTCGATGGTCTGCTGAATGCGGAAGGCGTACTCGGTCTGCTCAGTACCACCGCCGCCGGTCGTGCTCTTGAAGCAGAGCGTGACTTCGTACATAAGCCGGTATCCGGCGTACGGGATGTACTGGGAAAGAGAAAGGCCGGATCGGTTGCTCCAGGCACCCGCGCCCGCGTTCGTCAGCGTGTCATCAGCCGTCGAGTAGACGGCCGTTCGGGTCGGGATGCTCGGCACCTCGTGCGGATAGGCATCGGCGAGCTCGAAGGCCCAGACCTCGAAGATGTTCCAGTCTGCGCCGGTCGCCGTACCCGTGATCGAAACCGTGATGTCGCCCGGGGCCGTCGTCGGCTTGACGATGCCCTGAGTGATCGTCACGGCCGTCGATGCGGTCGTCGAGTCCGAGATCGAGATGTTGCTGTAGTCGCCAGACGCAAGCGCGCCGGTCGTCGCGAGAGTGATCTCGCCCGCCGTCCTCGAGTACGCCATGCCGATCAGGTACTTGGTGTCGGTCTTGAGGCCCTTCAGCGTGAACGAGATGCCCTCGTTGCTGGCATCCGTCAGGATCCGCAGCGACCGCTTCTCGACGCCGATCTCGGTGTGGTTCGCGTTCGGGTTCTCGATGACCACATCGGCCGGAGTGCCAACCAGAGTCCAACTGTTCGGGGCCTGCGTTGCCGTCCCTGTGTGCAGCTCGAATCCAGGGTTCTGGATCATGTTCCGGCCGACGATGCACGGCTCAAACCACGCTGCCGCCGTCGCCGACCCGGTGTCCATGTAGTAGACGTTCGTCAGGTAGCCGCGGCTCGCTGCGTGCCTGTAGCGGAGACGTACCATTTCCTGCGAGAGCGTGGCGGGAAGGCTCGGGGTTCCGGTATCGCCCGGATTCGTCGTCGCCGAGTAGGCTGCAATATCGTCCGCGAGGTCGAGAACCTTCGACATTGCGATGTCGGCAAGCTGCGCGTTCGTGATCGCAGCCGAGCCCGACAGGTTCGTCGTGTCGAGGTTGCCGTTCACGGTCGACAAAATGTTGTCGAACTCGGCATTGACTTCGGTCGCGCTCGCCGTCGTCCCGGTCACGAAAGTAGTGATTCTGGAAATGAGGCTCATTTATCCCACCGGGTTCGCTTGCGCGTCGGCGGTTGCGCCGGACACGAAGACTTCTTGAGTCAGTGAACAGATCCAGAAAGGCTGGTTTGCCGTCGAGTGCGAGAAGCGGTGAGCCACCGTGGGCGACGTGCCGACCGAAGACACGCGATGGCGAATCGTCGCCTCGTTCGAGCCCCACTCGGCCTCGCCCCAGTTGAAGCTCCCCCAGAGAGCGCCGCCGCCCGGGGACGCGACGAGCGTCGTCTGACCAAGCCGCTGCCCGTCGTCGAGGAGGAGCTGGTGGCTGATGTTGTACGAGCCGTTGCCCTGAAGCGCGACGAACGTGTCGCCGATCGTCTTCTGCTTGTACGGCATGTCGTAGTCGTCGTTCTTCGTGATGAAGTCCGAGGCAATCCCGGCGTCCATATCGCTGTAGACGTTCCGGCCGAATCGCATCACGCGGCCCGACAGATCCCCGACATAGACGTACGGGACATCATCCGTTCCACGGGAAACGGTGATGAAGTTCGGGTTGATCCCGCTGAAGTCCCACTTGTACCAGCGCACCGTCTCGTGCGTGAGAACGGTCGCGTCCTTGATGTCCATGCACAGAATCAGGTTGTGGGTCGAGCTCGAGCCCGTCGTCACGAGGAAGAGCACCAGCCCCTCGTTGGGCCAGTACGTCCCGCTCGCGTACTTGAGCCTCGATCGGTTCAGCGAGTCGAACGTCTTGCGGATCGGCCACGACAGATAGTTGCTCGCGGTGTTGCCGTACTCCTTCGACTGGACGAGCGAGTGGATGCCGTCCTGGCTCAGATAAACCGCATCGCCGACATCCACGCCAAGGTTCACGAAGGCGTTCTGTCCGACGCACCCGGTCTGGATCGAGTCGACCATCGTGAATGCGGTCGAGTTGCCGGCCACGGCGGGATTGGGCGCAAACGTGATGATGCGCCGGTTGGTCAACATCAGCAGAAAGTCGTTCCGATTGTCTTGGAACGACCCCATCCCGGTGTTGTACTCCTTGCCGTAGGAGCCGGGTCCGAAGTTGTCTCCAAGCGTCTGCCCGGGAATGCAGTTGGCGGCGGCCCACTTGGTGGCATCGGTCGCGTCTTCGCCCCAGTTGCAGTATCGGATGACAAGCGGGTTGTCGTTGTAGGCCGTCCCGTTCAGGCCGCCAAGGAAAAGGAAGTTCCACTTGGAGAAGACGTACCTCGCTCCCGCCGACAGGCCGATCGTTGCCAGATCCAGCTTGTTGAGCGCGCCAGAGCCGGTCCAGTACCAAACGGAATCGACGGTCGCGGTGTCTTTCCCGCCTGCCGCGAAGACCTTGTTCTGGAACGTGTCGAACGTCCAGAGGTAGTTGTCCCCGGTCGTGATCTGGACCGAGTTCGTCGCCTTGTCGAGCGAGGTCGTGTCCCCCGTGTAGACCACGCCATCGGCCACGACGATCAGGTCGCGGTTCGCGTCCTTGTTGCGCCGAAACTCGTAGATGCCCTGGACGCCGGGTGTCCCCGAAATCGCCGCGTCGTAGGCGGCGTCGTTCATGGCGAGGCCGGGACGGGTGCCTGTGGTCCGGCCCTTCCGCACGATGTTCCGCGCGCGCAGGAGGTCGGTCGGACGCACCGCGGTCGGGTGTTCCTCCTCCACGAGTCCGCCGAGGATCGCGAGGTCGTTCGAGACGCCCTTGCGCTCTTGCCTCTTGGCCTGCGATGCGGCGAATCCACGCAGAGGCATCAGGTGTCTCCGATCGTGATGCCGGGGAATCCTTCAGACAGCCCGTTCACGCTGCGGCCCGAGTCCCAGCTTCGGACGGTGTGGCGGCGCGCCGAGCTGCCGCCGTAGGCGCGGTGCTTCACGGAAGCCATCTGCTGTGCCATGTCGCCGAAGTGCGCGGCGGCGAAGTTCGCGTCCCACGCCATCGACATGATAGAAGTCGCCGCCCACACGATGTCATTGACGACATCAGGGGGTACGCCCACGAGCTCGTCGTCGCCGTCCGCGAAATCGGGGTGGCGGTAGTAGTAGCTGTAGCTGAGGACGTAGGCGTCGTCGGGAATCGGCCAGACGATGGCCCTGAGCTTCGGGTCCGGGTCGGTCGTCGTGAAGTGCGTCCCCGTGTCGAAGCCGCCGATGCTCAGGGAGCGCGGCGAGCCCTTCTCGAACGAGTAGCTGGGGTAGATCTCGTCGAAGCGGACGGTAGGGTCGATCTGGTTGAGACTGACCTCATCCTCTTCGTAGTTCACTCGGACCACTTCCCGCACGGTGTCGGGCAGCAGGTACTCCGAGTAGACGAGATCGCAGGTCGTCGCGACGAAAGCCTTCGGCATCTCGATCGGGAAGTTCAAGGTCGCGAACGAGAACGTCGGTAGCGTCGTCGTGATGCGGAACGCCGTGTTGGCGTACTCCGTGTCCCCGGTCGGGACGAGACGGGCCACATAGTCCCCGGCCGTGTAGTCGGAGGCTGTGTAGCCCGTCATCGTGATGACGCCCGTCGTGTCGCCCTGAGCAGCCGTGAACGTCGCGGCAATGCTGTCCGAAACCAGCGAAGCCTTGGTGACAAGCTGCCCGTCGTGCCGCAGGTCGAACTCCCAGCGCCGGGTGCTGAGGATGTCCTCCTTGGCTTGATTCAGGGCGTTGAGCGTGGCGAAGTGCTCCGGGTTCGTACTGACGTACGAGGACACCGTGGGCTGACGCCGATAGAGCATCACCCGGTTCAGGAGCGCAAGCGCCGTCACTCGAGCCATTTACGCCCCCACCCTCTTCGGCCCGTTCTTGTCGGGCTGCGTGAGCTTGTCAAGCATCGACTGGAGAACCTGGGCGGTGAGCTCCTGGTTCTTCGTGATCTCGACCATCTGGTCGTTGCGCGGGTCGTAGAGATGAGTCGCCTCGATCTCCGCGGGCTTGCGCGCGTCGTACCCGATCTGGACGAATCCCTTCGAGTCGCTGAACGTGTCGTACGTCTGCGACAGGTAGTCGTTCACGTCGGGGATGAACTCGGCGTCGAGGTCCGAGTTCTCGGTGAACTGGAACCAGCCGAGGTACTCCTTGTACCGGGTCGTAAAGACTTCCTGCGAGACGAGGCACCCGTTCATGTCGAGTGCGAGATCGGCTCGCTCGGGGAAGACATCGCCGAACGTCAGCTTGTGGCCGCAATCCGTGATGAACGGGATACCGTTCCGCTTGATGACCTGATCGGAAGGGAAGTCCTTCTTGTAGGTCCGGTGGCGGAAGACTCTCCGCTCGTGGATGACTTCGTGGCCTGCGGCCATCCACTTCATCACGAGCTTCTGGTAGTCCTCATCCATGTCGAGATATTCGGCTGCCGCCATGCGTTCGATTCTCCTTGTTGAGTGGACGTGGAGTGGAGCCCCTTCCGAGGCCCCACTCCATTGCCACTAGGCGATGTTCAACCGGACGACGTGGTACTCAGTGTCGACCGGCAAAAGCGCCGCGATCGTTCCGAGATTGACGATCTCGGTTCGATCGGTCGTGTCCGCGTGATCCATGGTGACGACCTGGAACGAACCAGCGTCCTCGCCGTGGTAGCAGGGCTGACCAACCGCACCGACGGCCGTGCCGAAGAGCACGTTCGCCAGACCAGTCTTCTGCACCCAGAAATACTGGCTGGTGGTGTCGCCCGCGCCGACGCTCACGAGCGTCACGCCCGCAGCAACCTCGACAGGCTGAGCCTGAGCAGTCACCGCCGCCGAGAGCTTCACGGCGTTCGAGTTCTGGACGATGGTCACGGTGGTCGACGTGGTCGTAGCGACGACCAGGGGTCGGTCCAGCGTGAACACCGTCTCGGAAGCGTGCAGCGGGTGGCTGACGATCCGATAGAGCTCGGCCTCACCCGCATCGTCGTCGATGCTGAGGTAGGCGCCTGCGTACTGGTTGTTGGAAGTCGTCGCGACGGTCACGGACTGGGTGATCGAACCGATGGCCGAAGCCACGCCGACGGCCAGCTTGTCGACGGCAGCCGCAACCGGGTCGTAGGTAACCAGCTTGCCCTTGCCAATGGCAGTGGCGCTCTGGCTACGGACGTACTCGAACGCCCGGCCATCCTGGAGATAGCCAAGGGTTCCGACTTCGTGTCGCGGCGAAGTGACCACTTCGTAGACGGACTGAGCCGCGGTGCCGCCACCGATGAGAACGGGATTGGTATAGGACATGATTCAATCCCTCCTTAAGCCGTCTGGCTCGTGACTTTGTTGTTGAACTTGCGGCCGCTGCACACCAGATTGCCCTGGAAGATGATCTTCACGCTGAAGGCATCCTGGAACGCCTGATCCATCACCGGCGTCATGTTGAACAGGGCGCCTTCCGCGTACGCCAGGAACAGCGTGTCGGTGTTGATGAAGTAGGTGTACCCACTCGGGCAGTAGGGGTCGTGGAAGACCGTGGTGTCGCGGAACTTGAGCTTCGAGAAGCCAAGCTGGCCGGTCATCGTGTCCGACGCGAACCGGACCTGCGGGACGAGCGCCGCTTCGTAGAAGAGGTACACGTCGTCCGTGGTCAGGAGCACGTTCGGGGTCACGGCACCCTCGGTCGCGTTCAGATTGGCCTTGCGCCAGTTGGCGAGGCCAGTCGCAGCGAACGAGCCGCCCGCGAACGACACCGAAGCCGGAGCCGTTCCCTTGGCCGACAGGCCGCGCGAGGTCCACTTCGAGTAGGTCGAAGCGGCCGCGCCCTGAAGGCTCGTCGAGCCCGCCGCGACGATCGAGTCGAGCGACGTGATCGCGTTGGCCGGAGAGGCCGTCGAGAACAGGTCACTCGCCACGACATCGACGAGCGCCGAGGTCGAGTCGGTCTGCTTGTGGGTCCAGAGATCCGCAAGCTGGGCCGAGCCCCGGTTGTTGCGCCGTTCAAGGCCGCTCATGATGGCGGTCGCGCCATAGAGCTTCCAGTTGGCGCGCGTGCCACGCAGCGTGTCGCTCGTGTCCGGGCTGAACGACGAGTACCCGCTCGACATGCGTCGTGCGGAACCGTTGCTATCGAGCTTGGCACGAACCTTGATCGACTCGCCGGACATCGAGCGAGCCGCCGTACCAGAAGGAGATCCGTCCGCGCCGATCTGGCCCGAAAGGACCGAACCGATCTTTCCCGCGAAGATGGAGATGCCAGGGTGAGCGTCGAGAGCATTCTCGAGAATCACCGGATGGATCGCCTCAGCGGTCGTGGAAAGGATCTCGTTCTGAGTACGGGTTTCAGTCAGATCGGCAATCGCCATGATCTTTCCCCTTGGTCAGAAGATTCGAGAGTGAGCTAGTTCCAGAAAGACTTGGGGTCCTTCCCCATCTTTGCTGTCACAGTCTCCATGATCTCTCTTGTCATTTGCGGTGTGAGCTTTTGGCCGGACCTCACACTCACGGTATTTGCCGGAAGCGCGGCTCGCGTCGAGTGACGCGCGTCGGTGGCTTTCGACAGGACGGGTGCCTCCGTGGGCTCCGTAGTCTTCTTGGCAGCCTGAGCCAGCCGGCGCTCGTAGAGCTTTTCCTGCTGGTCGATCAGCATCATCTTCAGCGTCTTGACGCCGGCTTCCGAGCCAAGCTGTTCGAGTTGCTGCGGCGATGCGCTGGACATGGCCTTCGTGAGCTGGTCGTGGGCCTCGCGGAAAAGCTCGTCGTCGTCTTTGAACTTTTCGAGCACCTTCTCGATGTTGACCGTCACGTTCTCTTTGTACTGGACCGTCTCGGCGCGGATCAGACGCGCCTCGAGCTCGGCATTGCGCCGCTCCAGCGCGTCGAGCTTCGGGTCCACGCGCTCGTGCAGCGCCTTGACCTCGGGGTCGTAGAAGTCGACCGGCTCAGGCTCCGGGGCCGCGGGCTTGCCGCTGAGGTGGTTTTGGATGACCGCGACGAGATCCGGGTTGTTGCGGATCTGGTATCCGAGCGAGGCAAGCTCCGACAGCTTCTCCGCGCCGCCGAGTGCGTCGACGTACTGCTCGAGGCTCGACAGCCGCTCGTACTTCGACTGAAGCTCGACCATCTTCGGATCGACCGCGGGCGTCTCCTGCGTCGTCTCCTGCTCGGTTCCGTTCAATTCAAGCTGCTCTTCCATCACTGTCTCCTGACTCCATCGTTGTAGAGTTTGTTTCCGCCTTTGGGGGAGCCGCGATAAGAGAAGAGCTTGCCCACGTTGTCGTACATGTCGTTTCGCGAGCCGCCGTGCTTGTCCGCAGACGGCGACAGGGAAAGACCCTTCGACTTGGCGTAGGCGTTGAGTTCAGAGCGGGACGAGAACGGCTCGTCGCGCAGATGCGTGTAGGTGCGAGGTCCGCCCCACTCGAAGTCGTTGACGCGGGTGATGAGGACGCGCATCTCGTGGCCGCAGCACTCGGGCACGTCGTCGGTCCACCGATCGTATTCCTCGGCGTCGCAGAACCGGCAGTAGTAGTCGTGGAGCATCGCCATTACTTGCCGCCTTTCGGCCGCGAGTAGCTGCGTCCATCCTTGCCCTTGTAGACCTCGTAGCCGGCTTCTTCTTCACCCTTGATCGTCTTCGAGAATGTCGGGTGGTTCGGATTCTTGAGAAGGAGCCCCGTCTGCGGGACGCGAGATCCCATGTGTCCGTCAGGGCCACGCTGCACGCCGTACTTCAGGGCGTTCCAGTAGTCGTAGTTGTCCTGAAAGCCGGGGCGAAGACCTCGCATTTGATCTTCTGCCCACATCGGCATGAACTGCGCGCGAGACTGAACGGCCTGCGCCTGAAGCGCAGACTGGAGGCGACGCCTCTGCTCGACCATCTGGAGAAGGGCCGCCATGTCCATCAGGTAGGCGCTCCCGTCGCGTTGGCGAGAGCCGAGGCGGACTCGAGCGGCGGGGCCTGCCCACCGCCGGGCTGGTCGCCCTGCACGCCCTCTTCGCCCATTTGCTGGGCCACGCGCTGATCGACGACGAGCTGCTGCGCGTCTTCGCCCGCGAGCGTCGCGAGGCGCTTGCCGAGGTGGACGGGATTCACGATCGGGTTCTGGAAGCCGTTCGTGACTTGCGCGAACGCGGCGACCTTGGCGAACTCGGCGCCCGGGTCAATCGGCGTCGAGGAGTTCATCTTTACGCCGTAGTCGAACTCGCCGTTCAGATCCGAGAGCGTCGCCTTCACGAAGCCGGCCTGGACCTCGGAGTCCTGAAGGAACAGGAAGTTCCCCTCGCCGATGATCGGGACGACGAACGGGCGCGCGTCTTCGGTGTTGAGAAGTGCCCGGTGTGCCGCTCGGATGATGTCAGTCCAAAAGGACTCGAACTTCGATTGGATGCGGCTCTTTGCCATCTGGCTGCCTGCGCCGATCTGGGAGGCTTCTGCCGCTGTTTGAACGTTCGCTCTTTGACCTCGATCAAAGCTGGACACACCGAGCACTTCTCGGATCTGTTCCTTGAGCTGGTACACGAGCCCGAGGAGCTGACCGTCGATGTTGCCGATCGCCACCTCGTTGACGACGCCATCGACGGCATCGCACTCGATGAACTCGACGAGGGAGTCGGGGTTGAGAAGGTTCTCGAGCTGGCCCTCGGACGAGCCGAAGGCGTTCTTGTTGACGAAGATGATCCGGCGGATTCGATTCGTCAGAGCCTTCAGGACGGTCCAGACCTTGTTGTACATCATCAGCTCGTGCCAAATGACCTTCGGGAACGGGATCCCGAACGGGCTGTCGAGCTGTTCGTTCAGCGTGAGGATCGACGCGGGAAGCTGTCCCCATTCGAGCGGCCAGTCGCGCTCGGCGCGCACGAGCTTGTCGCTGCCGTGGCTGATGCCGAAGAACGTCCGCTTGTGGGCGTCGTAGATGACCCACTCTTCCCACATCGAGATCATGTTCTTGTCGCCGGGCTTGGCCCCGATGACGCCCGAGTGTGTCGCGGCGGGCTTGCGCCGCTCGTGATAGGGCCGCATGTCGTAGTGGAACGTGGGCTTCCAGCCGTCCGAGCCCGTCAGCGCCGGGTTGTCTTCGATTTCCTTGCGGGATCGGTAGAGGTTCTGGAACGCGATCCAGCCGCACTCGCCGTCCATGTCGAACGAGTTGACGAGCGGGTCCATGCGGACCTGCCACGGGCGGACAAACTGAATCCACGGCAGATCGGGCGTCTGGTTCTTGAAGCGCGCGATCACCTCGCCCTTGTCGTTCTCGAACTCAACATCGGGGGTGAAGCCGTGGCGGACCATTCCGAACGGAAGGAGCAGCGAGGAGAGGAATGCGCGGTCGACCTCGCGGCGGAACTTCTTCTCGCGGATCAGCGAGGTGACGATCTTTTGGTTCAGCCACGCGCGGCGCCACGCATCTTCACCCGCCGCGGTCCCGCCGAGGGGCCGGATGACGGGCTCGGGGTCCTGCGCGCTCGTCTGCGCGGCCACCGTGTTGATGATGCTGAAAAGAATGTTGCCAACGAACTCATCGACCTCTTCGACGGCCCGCGGCATCGAGCTCGGGAAGTCGCCCCGGAAGCCATCGAGGAACCGCATCGCCATGTAGGACGACGAGGCGCCCTGGCCCGGGTTGTTCGACATGCTGGGGATGAGGCCCGCGTTGGCCCACTCCATGTCCGCCATTCGGAGCATGGCCTTGGCGTCTTCCACATCGACGGTCTTCTTGGGGCGTGCCATCTACATGCCCGCCCGCGCGAGGCCCGAGGCCCCGCCCATCGGCACGGTCTGTCGCCGGGTCTTCTGGTGGCGAACGATTATGCGCCGCGTCTTCGCGAAGTCGGTGTCGTCGAGCTTCACGATCTTCGTGTGATGCGAAATCGGGGGATGGCTCTGGACGAAGTAGCGGGTCATGTCGTAGCCGTCGTCGCGGCCGACCATGGCGCCCGTGGCACTCGGGTCCTTGACGCCCTCCTTGTAGGTGAGGGCATCGAACTCCTCGACAATCTCGTGGTTGTCGGAGTGGATCATCATGTAGGGCTCGCCGGTCTTCGGATTGACGGCGAGGAAGTTCATCAGCTCGAGGTGCCCGGCCTTCCGATCGGCCTGCGCCTTCTTGTCCATCTCGAAGATGGGGAGGCCCCGGCGCCGGAAGACCTCGACGACCTCGGGCTTCTTCGGGTCGCCGATCATGCGCTTGACGCGCCCTTCCCACTTGTTCTCGGCAATGATCTTCTTGACGCGATCGACGACATCATCGGCCGTCATGTGGTTCTCGTAGATCGAGTGGCGCAGAAAGACCTGCTGCGGACCGACCATCCAGAAGCCGACGACCGTGTAGTCCTCGTAGCCGTAGTCGAACGCGATATGCACGTCCGCGTTCTCGCACCACCGGGGCGTGTACGGGACGACGTGGGAGGGCTCGCCGCGCATACCCGTCTCGCGGCGGATGGGGACGACGCGGCCGCGGGAGAACGTCCACTGACCGCCGAACTGCTCGGCAAAGGCGTCGTCCTTCATGGCACGGCATTCGGTCAGGGCATTGAAGCAGTCGTGGCCGTTGTCGGGGCTGGGACCCTTGAGATCGTCCTGCGGGTAGATGAGGCCGGAGACGGCGCCGCCGCGGAGCTCGGCCTTCTGGTGCTCGATCCAGTACCGCTCGTACTGGTAGCCGGGGTTCGCGCGCGTCGTGAAGCTGAAGCTCTCGATCTTGAGCGCGGGGTTGCTCTTGCCGCGCTGAATCTCCTGAAAGATCCACCGCGCGGAGTTGTCGGGGGTCGTCGGCCAGATGGACCGCTTGACGCGGGTCGAGAGGAACTTCGTCCAGACCAGCTCGGGCAGCCGGGCGGCTTCCGAGAGAATCGCCCAGTCGACCTCTTCGCCCTGAAGGACGTTGATGTTGGTCGCCGACTTGACGGTGATGATGTCCTTGACTCGTTCGTGGGTGTTCGGATTCTCACACCAGTCGATGATGATGGTCATGTCGCCTTGCGACACGTTGTTGATCTTGCGTTCGATCTTGAACTTGAAGCCGACCGAGGCGGCCTTTTCGACGAGATCGGTCCAGGCGTAGTCGAACTCTTTGGCGAGGACGTAGTTCGGGGCGACGATCCAGCCAATCTGGGTCTTGGCGTTGGGATCGAGCCCTTGCTGGGCCTTCGCGCCGTGGATCAGGATGTCGGGGAGAATGTCCTTCCACGCGCTGTACGACTTCGCCGTACGGGCCGGGCAGGAGACGATCTTGGTGCGGGCGCGGGAGTTGTGAAACGCATCGACGGCGGGCTCGTGCGTGCGATAGCCGAATGCACGCCAGATGAAGCGCCGGGTTTCAGCCTCGGCGGCTTCGATCTCCTGCGGCGTCATTTCCCGCGCGGGGGCCGTCAATCGGGGCGGCCTACTTGCTCGTCCAGACGATCAGGTCGAAGAGCGTCGATCCCGCAGCCGAGAACGTGACGACGCCATTCGAGATGGACGAGATCGCGCAGTTCCCGGTCGGATAGGTGGGGACCCCGGAGCTCTGCGTCCCGGTGATCGCCGTTTCGATGATGCCGACGCGCGTGCCGAAGCCGGTGTCGTGGGTATCGCCGTTGCCCGCGACGAGGGACCAGCGGTGCATGGACGCATCGCTGAGCGGGTGGGTGAGGTTCCGCTCGGGACCCCCATAGGTAACGACGGTGGCAGCGGCCATAAAGGTCCTCCGGGGGCTGTCCTAACGAACGTTCGTTCGGACGCTCTTTTGGGGGCACTCTACGGGGAGTCGCCAGAAGCGCAACACGCCCAGCGATTTTTTGTCGCGTTTCTGGTGACGGGGTGTTAGATTGGCCGGATGCTCATCGCAAAGAAGGCGAGCTTGACGCTCGAGGACAAGGCGCTGCGGCGGATGGCTTTGGACGACTGGTGCGCCCGGCACGGCGTCGAGACGCAGCCGCCGCCCCCGGAGCGGAGCCTCACGCCGGACGACATCGCCGAGATGCTGCTGTCCAGGCGGCAATTCTACGGGCGCAAGAAGCTGGTGAAGGCGGACACGTTGGCGGCCCGTCTGGCCCGAAGCGTTTCGACGGGGCTCGTCCTATTGGCCTTCGCTTTTCCTGTAGCCGGAAAGGCCCAGTCTGTCCTCGAAGGACACAACTCCCGCCGGCTTGACGCCCTGCTCGACGAAAACGACTGCCGGAACTCGCCCTGCGATCTGGCCCCTGGGACGACGATCGGCGGGGCCGCGATTGGTGGGGGGGGCGTCTCGGACGGCGACAAGGGCGACATCACCGTCTCGGGGTCCGGGGCGACGTGGAGCGTAGACAGCCTCGCTGTCGACTTCTCCGAGCTGGCCGGGACAGTCACGGACGCTCAGGTCAGCGACACCCTGACGGCTTCGACCTCAACGACGGCCTCTGCCAATGACAGCGATACGTCGATCGCGACGACTGCCTTCGTACAGCAGGAGATCGACGACGGCGACCTGCTGACGGACAACTGTGCGCTCGAAAACGACTCTACCCCGATCCCGGACTCCTGTGTGGGTGACGGGTCGGACGGTGGCGGTGGGGGAGGTGTGGGCTATGCGGAAATCGCTGCTGCTGCTTTCGCTGGCTTCTAGCCTCTGCGCTGATCCCGCCTTTTCGATCGAGCTCGAGGGCTCGACGGACGCGCTCGAGATCGTCACGACGACGACCGCCGCGGTGGATTACCAGATCAAATGGGCCAATCGGACCGCCACGGCGCTCACGACGCCCGGCACCTCGGTCGGGCAAATCTCGTCGGCCACGACGACGACGGCTGTCGCGGCCCCGTCTGCGTCGAACTGGCGGCTCGTGACGCAGCTTTCCGCGCGAAACACGAGCACGACTACGGCCAACGTCGTCACGGTGCAGGTCGATCGCTCGGCGGCAAACCGGACCATCTACTCGGCTTCGCTCGGGCCCGGCGAGTCCATGGCTTACGACGGGTCAAAGTGGACGCTCTACACGGCCTCGGGCATCGCCCGGGTGCAGCCGCTTACCGACTCGGGCTACAACGGCAAGACGTACAGCTTCCAGAAGGTGGGAACGGCCAAAGACTCGGCCGGCTACTGGATCAACTACAGCAAGGACGCGGGTTTTCCTGGCGCTGCGGTCCCCGGCGCTCCGGGCGTGAACGGCTGGGACACGGACTGCTCGACGGCCACCAATGCGGCAGATCCGGCGGGTGCAGCGCAGGTCGGCGCTCACCTTCTGACCGACCCGGCGTCGGGCAACCTCTACCTGACCGAAGTCACGATTGCGGGCTCGATCGCTGAGCCGATCCAGCTCATCGACGTGCTCTGGTACAACAGCGGCCTCGCAGTCGCGGCGGGCGCGCAAGCCATCGCGATGGGCGGCGGCCTTGGCCCTGCTCGAGACATCAACGGAAGCACCGACGGCGAGGGCGTGCAGGCGGCGATCCTGGCCCTCTCGGCCCTCGGCAACGCGGCGGCGGTCGCGACGACGACCATCACCTACCGGGACAGCGAGAACAACAGCCCGAACACGGGGACGTTCTCGGCGCTGGCCGGCTGGCAGTCTCCGGCAACGCCGGTCATCGGGACGTGGATGCCGTTTCAGCTTGCGGCGGGCGACCGGGGCATCCGAGAGATCAGCTCGTTCAACTCGGGCACTACGTTCACGTCGGGCACATTCGCGCTGGTCTTGTACCGGCCTCTGGTCACGATCCCGAACACGGTCGCGAACATTGCGGTTCCCGTCACGATCCCGGCGCCTGGAATCAGGATCTACCCCAATAGCTGCATCATGGCGATCTCGGTTGGGTCGGCTTCGGCCAACACGCTGGCGGGGACGTACACGATCATCGAAAGGTAACGACTGAACTCTGCAAGGCGGGGGATCAGGACCCCGTGGTGAGGCTAGAAGACCCACCCACCGGAGAAGACCCGAAAGGGGCAGGCATTGCGTCGTCGCAGGGATAGGCCCATGGCGCACAGTACCCGGTGAACCGATCCGCGAGCTCGCGCACCTGGCGACTCTGGCAACCGAGCGAAGCGGAAACAGACTTCAGACCGCAAAGACCTGACCCGATTCAACATTTCCCGGCCGGCGGGAATGGGTTTCCATGCCCGGAGGTTGAGCGTCCTGAGGACGGGAAACCTCCGGGTGCGACCGGATGGTACTTTTGGGGGGCACTCGGCCCCCTACCGCGCCGCCCTTGAGGCGCCGCTCCCTCCCCGCTAGCGTCGAGGCACCCAATCGTCGAGGTGCCCACCATGCGAACCGTCCTTCTCGCCATCGCCCTGCTCATCTCGAGCTGGCTCGCCTCCCCGCAGCCCTCCTGCGCGCAAGGCAACTGCCTCGACGGCTTCCCCTGCTACAACGCGTCGGCCTGCCCGGCCGGATGCTCCTGCATCAAGATCAACGGGCCGCACCAGAATGGGGTGTGTGGTTGATCGCTGAAGTCCTCCACGAGTGGCTGCACCCACTCGCTCGATTCCACGCAGCGACACCCGAAGACGACCTCGACCTGTTCATCCGCTCCACGCGCGTCCTTGAGCGCCGATGGACAGCCGCGTGGCTGGAATACGCCTGCGATGATGAGCTGATTCGCCCCGCGGGCTGAGTTTTGGGGGGTTGGATATATGGCGAAACAGTCACCGCCACCGCGACCCCCACCCCCCGGAAGCCGGGGCCTCGACCCCACGGCCAGCCCAGTGAACGAACGTTCAGTCGCGGCCAATTCACCCCAGAATGGGGTTCACACCACCGATAAACTGCATTATGTAAACTGCGCCCCCCGAGGCGAGCTGGTATAGGCCACCTCGCGCACCATGCGGGGTGATAATGGGTCATCGACCCTGATTATCGGGTGGTGTCAATAGCGCCAGGGAGCTCGAAGGGGTGCATTACTGCACGTGGATGCACGCATGAGGCGGCGAACGGGCCGATTCTCAGTCGCCCCCACCCCTGTTCGATTCCCGACCTGTTAGATCAGGAGTTACGTCGATCGCCTTCGCCGCTGGATCGATTGGCGTAGCGGTGATGACGTGCCCGGCTAGTAGCTTCGCCACAGCAGACAAGCCCTCATCGGCAGCCCGTTGGAGCTCGCCCTGCCGCCAGCCCCGCTTGAGTGCGATCTTGTCGGTGGCGACGCCGTAGGCTTTGACGAGATCGCCGTTCTGCCATGCGTCGGGGTTGTCGGCCATGCGCTCGGTCATGATGTCGGCGGCCATCTGGGCGACATCGAAGGATGCGGCCACCAGGGCAGCGTCGTTGACTTCGACACCTCGAGCATCGTCGGCAGGGATGAGCTTCTTGGAGGCCCGCCAGAGGGTCATGATGGGCAGGTCGACTTCGCGGGCTGCGGCGCTGATGTTGTAGCCCTGGTCCCGAACAAGCGACAATCCCGCCGCAATCTTGAGCTGCCGCGTCGAAAGCTGATTCTGCGGCAAGTCTGCGATAACGCTACGGATTATCTCGGTCGGTTTATCTGCCATGCTTCCCGTCCCCAATCGCCCCAGGTTTCGCGATAAACGCTGGATGGTGCATGGGGCGCTCTGTAGGCCCGAAGGAGCGGCCCTGGCTGCACCCGAAGACGCTACAGGCTATCGCCCGTTTTGTCGCGTTCTGGGCGATCGTAGCGCGCCCTACCCCACCATCCCGAGCTGTGCGGCGGCCAGCCTTGTGAGTACGCGGTGCGCCTCGTCGAGGTCGCGTCGCAATCGCTCGATCTCGTGGGCCTGCATGGCGGCGAGGGTCTTCAGGGCCTCGAGCTCGTCGGGCGTGGCCGGCTTGGATTCGTCGCTCATTCGACCGGCCTCCCATCCAGCCACGGACTCGTCATGACCCTCGGCCCCACCTCAACGCCCCTCGTCTCGCAGCCGATGACGGCCAGCGCCTCGGAGGCGGAGCGCACGACGCAGGCGATGTCGCCCGGCCATTCGCGGATGAAATCCTCCTGGCCCTGACTGATGCGGCCCTTGACCTGCTTGACCTCGAGGATGTAGGTCCGCCGGTTGAAGCCGACGAGGAGATCGAGCGGCTTGCGGATGATCTCGACCTTGGCGCCGACCTTGCGGAGCGCGTCCACGATCGCTTTTTGGTTCAGGTCGACTGCGGCGTCGAATCGGTTGATGCTCACGATTCGAGGGCCTTGCGGAGTAGTCTCATCTCGAAAAGCGGCGAAAATCCCTCGTCTTGCGCCTTGATGGCCAGTTTCGCCGCCGCCTCGATCCGCTTCCAGCGTTCGATCTGCTCGGATGTCGGATGGTCCGGCCATAGCTTCCGCTCCACGCTCGCCAGCCTATGCGCCAATCCGGGGTCAGGCACCGTCGGCGGCCCCATCGTCCGGAGCGAGTCCAGCCTGCTCCGCAGCGTGTCGAGGCCATCGTCAACGCCTTGGGCGAGTTGATACGTTGCGTCGACCTTGGACTCCAGATGCCGAAAAGCCTGCCCGGATGGTGTGTCTTGCAGCTTCCGCATCAGGGCATCAACCCGCTCCCCGATCGAGCTGCGCTCCCAGATTTGATCGTCGGTCATCACACCCCCTCCCGCTGCTTGAGCGCCCAGGCCCGCAGGTACGCGGCGAAGGACTCGGCGTCGTCGGCGTTGAGCAGCACGTACTCCTCGCCAATCCCAATCGACAGGAATTCGCCGTCGACTCCGCTCGATTCCACTTCGATCTCATCCCCATCACGATCCGTCCAAATCGCACGCATCATCGGTTCCCCTCCTCGGCGCACAGCGCCACCACGAGACACAAGAACACGCACGCGAAAAGCGTCACTCGGTGCCCTTCCACGCCTGTCCCGACTTGATGCGGCTCACGACGCCATCCGAGACGCCGTAGGACCGCGCGATTTCGGTCTGCTTGCGAAGCCCCGCAGCGAGTGCGGTGCGGATCTCGCGCACCTGGTCGTCGGTCAGCTTGCGATTGCGCGCCGCGAGCTTTGCGGCGGACTCTTGGCGGGCGGGGGTGTAGATAAAATCGGTGGTCATCGGGTCCCTCGTTGCTTGTTGAGTGCCATGTCAATCAGCCGGCCCACTTCGTCCGGCGATTCTTCCGTGGTCAGCTTCGCGACCTCTGCTGCGAGCTCCGCATCCGCCCGCTCTCGCCGCTCGCGCGTCACGATCTCCCGGTGGATCCGCTCCGCTTGCCGGATGATCTCGCCAGGGCTCGGCGGGTATCCCGTGCTCGACGCGACGACCGCCTGATCGCACGCGACGCGGATGTATTTGATCGGGACGTTCACGAGGAGCCGCGTGTAGTACGCGATCCGCTCGGGCGTTGGCTCGTGACCGAGGCCGAGAAACATCTCGGTCAGGGCCGTGATTCGGATCTGCTCGTCGTTCACGACGCGACACCTCCCCCGATGAGTTCGAGCTTGCGCTGCTGGATCATTTCGTACGCCTTGGCCCCCGCTTCCTTGGTTCGGCGGGCTCGGGCTTGAGCGGGGGACTCGGCGGTGATGGCCTTGGAGTCTCGAGCCGCGAAGCGCGCGGAGCGTCTGAGCCAAGTGCGGAACGTGGCGGGCCAGTCTGCCCGGATCTCCCCGAGGCTTCGGAAGTGGTCCCGGCAGGCGTCCCACTCGGCCCGGAGTCCCGAGAGGTCCATGCCCTGATCTGCGGCCCATGACCGGATCGCGTCACGCTGGTCCGGGTCGAGTTCGTCCGGGCAGACCGACCTCACCCGCTTGGAGCGAGCCTTGGGCGGGTCGGGGAGCGGCGCAGCCGCGGGCGCCGGAGGCGCCTCCTCCACTCCTTCTTGCGTCTTGCGTCTTGCGTCTTGCGGGGGCGTCTTGCGGAGGGGGCGACTCTCGGGCATCCCGATCTTCGCAAGCCCCTGAAAGTCCGACCATTTCTCCCAGCGAATGGCGACAATGAGTCGACCGGCGCGCGACTGCGGCGCGCGTGGCGGTTGACCGCCGGCTGCGTCGGACGCGCGCTTGAGCAGCGCCGCGGTTGCCTGAAACCACTCGCCTTCGACTCGATCAGCGCCGAACTCGGCGTGGAGTTGCCGCTCAAGGCTCGCGTGCGCCAGGGTCGGAATCCATCCGATGAGCTGCACATCTGCGCGCTCGCGCTTCAACGCATCGAAACGCTGCCAAAGACTCGAGGTCTTTCCGATCTTCACGAGCCTGGTAGACGGCGAGTGCAGAAAGTAAACGCCCGGAGCGCCAGTCCCAACAAGATCGACGGAGATTGACAGCTTCTGCTGAAGACGAGCCAGGATGCCCATTGCCGCGTCCGGCCTGCGAACGTCGGCCAGCGACATCAACGCAGACTCGCTGAGCGTGATGCGGCAAGCGTCCTCCGCGCTAAGTCCGTTTCTCGCCCACTGGGTATTGAGTGCGGCCATCAGCCGAATCAGAAACGCGAGCTCGTCGTTCCTGAAGTCTTCATCTGCAATCGAATCCGCCACCCGGAACCAGTGTTTTCGCGGCGTCGCCACCGACTTCCCTCCCCCACTTCACCCGGATTCCGGTATTTCCCCGGCCCGTCCCTGATGCCACTCTCGTGCAGCGACGCCTATGCCGGCCTCAGATTCGGGATGAGCCGGTAACGGTGCAGCCCTGCCCCGTCGTACTCCCGGTCGACACGGTGCCCACCGAAGCGGGCCTTCCTGAGATGGCGAAGCTGGGCGCTGACGCTGGCCTGCGGGTCGCCCGTCGCTCGAGCGATCTCGTCGAGGGTCCGCCACTCGCCGTCGCGCATCAGGCGGTAGACGCGCTCGATCTGGCCCGAGAGGCGGGCGTCGTCGCGTTCGGGGACGTAGGCCGGGCCGTCGAAGCGGTGCGGCCGATATGAATCGAGACTGAGCTGTGTCATCTCACCCCCTCGAATGAGTTGCCCGGACTTTTCGGGGCCGCGCGCCGGGCCTGCGCGACTCAGCGATCCACGACCGCTCCCCTGCCCCCCGCCAAAAAAGCAAAACCCGTCAAGGGGCTAGCCTGACGGGCAGTCTCAAAAAAAAAAAAACCGGCTTCTGCACCTCGTCAGAAAGTGTGCAAGCATCATCTCGCTGCACCCTGCTTCCGTGGAGTTCGTCGCTTGGATGTGGGTACGTCGGGCTGCCTCAGTAGATCCTCGAGCGTGATGCCCGCGCCTCTGAATTCCTTCCGGTACGCATTCCACAGCCTCATCGCCGCGCGATGCCCGATCGGGTTCACGTCTGATTCGAGCTGGCAGAGATACGCCGAGTTGATCCCGGCCTCAGCCGCCATCTCGCCCTGCGTGAGCCCCAGCGTCTCGCGGAATCGTCGGAGCAGGATGTATCCGGGTTCTTTGTCCATGCTGAGGGACAGCCTAAAATACGACCGCCCGAGGCGCAAGGGGGCTTTAGGGAAAGGCTGTTGGGAGTTGCGTATCGCCAGATATGGCGCCGGCCCTTACCCTTCCGCCTATGCCCACGAATCGCTCAGTAGTTCGCCCGAACCCGAAGGTCGCAAAGCGCCTTGCTGCGCTGCTCGACTTTCACGGGATGACGAAGAGCGAGCTCGCCCGCCGGCTTGGCGTGACGCCGTCGTCCGTTACGCAATGGATTCAGGGGATCACCGCCCTGTCTGCGCCGAACGCTTTGAAGATCGCCGAGCTATTCGGAGAGGATGTGGAGTTCGTCATGGGGCGGCGTGACCGTGGATCGAGAGGGCTCGGCGCGACGACCTGGGCCACGGACACCATGCTTGGCGGCGAGCTGATGAAGAAGCTCGACCTGCTTTCTGAAGAGGAACGGGCCGACATTCGGGCGCTCATTGCGGCACATCTTGAGGCTAAGCCCGCGCCGCCAAACGAAAAACCGCTTCCCAAGAAAAAAATTTAAGCTGGTCCTACATTTTTTGTTGACGTAAGCCGAGATCTTCTTTAGGTTCCCCTAAAGGAGATTGAAGCCATGTCCAGCCCCGTTCCCGCCCCGACCGAAGCCCAGCCCGAGCGCTTGGTCCGCCTTTCCGAGATCCCCACCGAGTTCCGCAATCTGCGCGCTGAGATTGAGCGGTGGCGGGGCAAGTGGGCCGAGGAACTGACCCGCGCCGAATCGCTGGAGCGCGAGGTGCGCGCCGTCCGCCATGACTTGGCCGACGCCAACCTGCGCACCGAAATGGCGCAGCGCGAAGCCTCCACCTACCTGATGAAGATCGGCACCGCTGCGGGCGAGAACCTGAAGCGCATGGACGCCCTGCGCGATGCGCACAGGCGCGACACGGCTGAGCTGCACCGCCGAATCGCCGTCCTCGTCGAGTGGATCAATCACGGCCTCGAACACGCTGGCGAGACGGTCAACGACGAGCACGTTCGCGAGCTGGTCGAGTCGGCCGGCGTCGAGTGCGGCGAGTGTGACGGCTCGGGCACGGTGCGAGACGAGGAGATGATCGGCGATCCCGGCTCATGGACCGGCTACCGGACGAAGGACGTGTGGGACGACTGCTCGGTGTGCCTCGGCGTCGGGAAGCTGCTCCGATGAAGCCCTACATCTGCGCCGTCTGCGACGAAATGCGCGATGCGCTCGACAGCCCTCCGACGCGACGCGAGTGCGACCACGAGCTGGTGTGCGAGGAGTGCGGCGAGGTGGGCGAGCAGTGAGCGCCATGTATCGGGACCGCGCGTATTGCCTGCGATCGAGCGATGACTCGATTGTGCTTGGCCGGCTCTCGTGCGCGAACACCGCTTGCGATCGGTACGTCTCGGAGACGGTAAGGCGTCTCGCGGAGAAGGCCAAGCTGCCCATCGGTTGGGCGGACCTGAAGACGAGCAAGTGCGGCTACCAGCCGCGGGAGGGTCAATCGTGAACGCTCTCATCGGAATGAACGGCCTCGGAGTCGTCTCGATCATCATCGGCGGTGCGGTGCTCGGCTTCTCGGTGCTCGCCGCATTCGGCGCGGGCCTCGGGATGGTGCTCAACGGCCAGATCCGCCGCGAACAAGAAGAGCGCGAGAGCGAAGCGGTCGCCGAGGCGATCATGCGGCGCCAGTACCAGGCGAAGCCCCCGCCGCGACCGATCGAGCACGTCCGGCCGATGTCGCACACGCGACGGCTCGAGCTCGACCTCGACACGATGACGAAGGACGACATCCGCCGCGCCATCGACAGTTTTTCGGAGCCGGGAGTTCCGGCGGCGTAGCCAGTGGGTTCGCCACCGGCTGGATGGATCACAACGAAGGAGAAGAAGATGCCGAACCTTTCCACGATCACGATTGCAGGACACCTCGGGCGCGACGCTGAGCTGCGAGATGCGAAGGGGCAGTCCCTTTGCGAGTTCAGTGTCGCCGTGTCCAAGAAGAACAAGGGCGAGAAGTCGACCGCGTGGTATCGCTGCACGCTCTGGGGAAAGCGTGGCGAGGCGGTGGCGCAGTATCTCACGAAGGGGTCGACGGTCATCGTCTCCGGTGAGCTGACGCCGCGCGAATACAAGGGCAAGAACGACGAGCTGCGGACCAGTCTCGACATCAACGTCCACGAGCTTTCGTTCGGCGGCGGCGAGAAGAGCGACGCCCCTGCGCCCTCGCCGTCGAAGTCGGGCTACGGGGACGAGGAGGCGCCGTTTTGATGACTCCCGAATACGCCGCAGCTTTCCACAAGATGCAGTCGGAACTCCCGACCGTCCCTAAGTCCCGAAAAGGCCAGGAGGGAAAGCAGAACTACAAGTACGCCGACCTCGCGTCGATCATGGAAGCCGCCGCGCCCGTCATGCAGAAGCACGGATTCGCCCTGATGCACAAGCCGATCGTCAACACCGACGACAAGGGAACGACGCACGCGGGGGTCGAGGCGATCCTGATCCACGAGTCTGGAGCGTTTGAGTCGTGCAGCTTCACGATGCCCGTGACGAAAGAGTACGGAACGCTGGCGAAGACCGTTGGCGGCATCATCACCTACGCGCGTCGGTACTCGATGTCGATCCTCGGGATCTGCACCGAGGACGACTCAGATAACGCGCAGGGAGTCGGAAGCCGCCCGATGGTCGACCCCGCGGTGAGCCGGCCGAACCGGCAACCGGAGCCTCGCGCCCCGAAGCCCGCCAGCCCGATGTCGAACGCGAGCAAGACGAAGCTGGCCTACGCGGCGCGCGAGCGGATCAAGGAACTCGGCGACGACTCGATCGGTCCCGTCGAGATCATCCGCAGCGTCGCGAAGGCGATGGGGTACGCGAGCGAGATCGAGCTGACGGACGACGACTTCGGGTCCGCGCTGTCGAAGGTGCAGACCTTCGATCCGGGGGAGTAGCCATGCGCGTCACGTTCAACGACATCGTGAGCGCGCGGATGTGGGCCGAGGAGCATCACGGGGCGGACTCGGTGCTCGACGTGTACCAGCACAAGCTGCTCGAGCTGGTCGCGGAGTCGCACACGGGAAACGCGGAGTATCACCGACGCCAGGTGGATCAGATCCGCGCGTTGATGGCCGAGATTGAGAGCCGGTTTGTCGTGGAAGGCGAGCCGGAGTTTTAGAGGACCCTCCCGGGCTCCTTCCCGGGTGAGCGGCGGCATCCGGAACAAGACTGCGCGTGGCCCGGGAGGGGCATCCTTCGCGCGTAGTCGTCCGCCGCATAGGAGAGATGGATGAAGA